AAAAATTCCCATAGAAGAAAAGTCGGTTGTCAATTTAGAATTTGCGAATTTTTCATTGATTTCAGAATACGGCAATGTCGGAAACTTCAAATCCGTTCTGTTTTTCTTTTGTGAATCTGATCTCTGACGTGTTATTTCTCTTGAAAGCGATGCTACTTTTTCAAGACCTGATGTATTCAGTCCTGCGCCGAATAATTCAGAAAAGCTTTTTCCAGTATCTTCAATTTCGTGCATCGATGCAGATAAATCCGTAGATTCTGTCTTTGCTTTTTGTATCCCTGATACAATATCGCTTACACCGTCTGCTACACTTTCGCAAGCAGAGTCTTCCAACCAGTCCGGTTTATAAGTTCCTTTACTGGTTTCGTAAAACTTTTTAACAGCATCATTAAGCTGATAAAATTCGTCTTCAACATTATTTACATCTTTTAAAATGCCCGGGAACTGTCCTTTAAGTTCTTGATATATTGAGTCTAATTCAGTTCCAGATGAAGTGTTTATCTTCTGTTTAAGGACACCGCTTCTATCCTTGTATGAATCGCCTAATGATTTGGCTGTAGCCGGATGTATCTTGATACGTCCCATTGCCTTAATGGTTTCATACAATCTTTGGTAATCATCGGATGTAGATTTTGCAATAGATCCGTTCTTAGACACTAATGTTCCAAGAGATTTCATATCCTTGTCTAATCCCTTGTATGGGTGCCCGGAAGTTTCTGCAAGTCCCTTAGAAATTTTACTGGTGAGAGCTTTTACCTGTTTCTGCACATCCGCTCCGGCTTTATCGAGGTTAAATCCGCTGATAAGGCTGTCAGACAGTTCTTTTCCAGATTTCTTTGCGGAATTTTTCATTGCACTTCCAGATAACAGCTTGTCAAAATCGACATTCTTGAAAGAAAATCCACCCTGAGCCATAAGCATAACTTTTTCAAGTGAATCTGCAACTCTATTAAGTTTCTTTTCCATCGTACCTAGTGCACGATTAGCATTGTTCGCTTCTGTTTCTACCGCTATCTCGAGTCTATCAATTTCATCTGGCATATTCGCTCTCACCTACCTTTAATCATCGAATTTCTTGTTAATGGCACTAATAAACTGCAAAAACTGCGCTTCTCCAACATAAGAATCTTCGTTTGTTGTTTCTTCTTCGATTTCCTTATTTCCCTTTAACAATGGATTTTCAGGATACGAAACTTCTTTTATAAACGCTGATGCAATTGCGCATTGCACATAAGAACCATGCAACCATGCACTATATTCAAGTAGGTCGCATTGTTCCTGTGTTTTACGTTCATATTCTTTTGCATATGCATTTATAATCTTTGGAGTAAGCTTGTAAAAATCGGTCATTGGAACCCCGCTACGAATAGCACGTGGCAACCAATAATCCTGTATAAACTGCGTGCAGCTTACGATTCTGATTCCGTTTTCGCTGTCTTCTTCTGATCGGCTTTGGCTTTCTTCTCCGCTTCTTCCTCTTCTGCCTTTGTCGGCATTCCGAGCATCTTTCGGAAAAAATCAGATTCATACACAAGCTCCATAAAAGTATTGGACAGCTCAACGATTGTTCCACCGCCAAGAATGTGCTGTTCAACGATATGCTCAGCTTCTGCACGATCATAGCCAACCACTCCACATACAAGTGCTACAGCCAGTAGCATATGCTGTCTTTTCTGGATTGCATCAACAATAGAAAACCCCTGCTCTTCAATGTGTGTGTATGCACCAATCTGTAATTCCTGTACTTCGTATGTCTTTTTGTTAATCTTTACTTTCATGTTCATTCTCCTTAATTAAAAAATAAAAAGGGAGGTTTCCCTCCCCTTGCTTACGCTGCCGGTTCAACATCAACAACGACTTTTGTAGAATTTGAGCATTTAATAGTCATACCGAGTTTTCCGTTTACTTCACCCTCTGTGATGCGTACAGAATGCTGCCCATCCCATTTTGCAGTTCCAAGTGCACCGTTTCTTCCAAGTTTTAATCTGTATTTCAGATCCTGTAATGAAAGATCGTCAACTTCCTTATATTTTGCCGGTGAATAGTTGGCTGTAAATTCCATTCCATCCATCTGCTGAACGCCCAGGATGAATGTCTGCATTTCATCGGACATATCAGTTACATCGATCTGTTCTGGATCACCGCCGAGTGCCGGGAACGTAACGATCGGTGTTAATTCTGTCCATGATGTTCCATCTTTTGAATACTCTAAAGTCGTTCCAATGGTTGCGTAAGCTTTTCCGTTAGCTGCTGCCATAATATACCTACCTTTCTACCGCTTAACTAATGCGGTCAGCGAATAC